TCGAGAAGATGTACGTTATGTTAAGTGTGTTTCTGAAGATGAATTGTTAGAGAAATTCCTTAAATTTTGGGAAACCCATAAGCCAGATGTCATTACAGGATGGAACTCTAAATTTTATGACTTGCCTTATTTAATTCATCGTATCAAATATCGTTTAGGTGAAGATGTAATTAAACGCCTATCTGTTTGGAAAACTGTATATAAAGATAATGTGTATATTGCTGGTAAAGAACATATTTGTTATAATGTGTTTGGTCTGGAACAATTGGATTATCTTGACTTGTATAGGAAATTTACATATTCTGCTCAAGAAAGTTATCGGTTAGACCATATTGCATTTGTTGAATTGGGTGAACGTAAAGCACCAAATCCATACGATACATTTCGTGAGTGGTACACTAAAGATTTTCAATCATTCATTGATTATAATATTCAAGATGTGGAAATAGTAGACCACCTTGAAGATAAGATGAAATTGATTGACTTGATTATGACTATGGCATATAGTGCAAAGTGTAATTATGCAGATGTATTTTCTCAAGTTAGAATGTGGGATGTTATCATGTACAATTATTTGAGAGATAAAAATATACAGATTCCTCAAATTATCAGAAAAAGTAAAGAAGATGCGTATGCTGGAGCTTATGTTAAGGATCCACAAGTGGGACTTCATAAGTGGGTTGTTAGTTTTGACTTGAATTCTCTATATCCACATTTGATTATGAACTACAATATTTCCCCTGAGACTATCAAGGGGATGCATAAAACGGTGCCTGGCGTTGATAATATGTTATCACAGGAGTTTGATACCTCTTTTCTCAAGAAAAAACAAGAAACTATAACACCAAATGGTGCATTGTTTGATTGTACCAAATATGGTTTTCTACCTGAGCTATTGTTACAGATGTATAATGAACGTAAGGAAACCAAGAAGTTAATGTTGAAAGCAGAACAGGAATATGAGGATACTAAACATCCTAAACTTTTGAACCTTATATCACAGTATAAGAACAAACAGATGGCACTCAAGATTGCACTCAACTCTGCTTATGGTGCAATTGGTAATCAATATTTTAGATTCTATGATATTCGGATTGCAGAGGCTGTAACATATGGAGGACAACTTTCCATTAGGTGGATAGAGATTGCTTTGAATAAGTATTTAAATGAGTTGATGAAAACTGAAGATGTGGATTACATACTTGCTTCTGATACGGATTCTGTTTATATTACATTTGAATCTCTGGTAGAAAAATTACAACCAAAGGATCCAGTTAAATTTCTTGATACGATTTGTAAAGAAACAATAGAACCATTTATTAGTCAAAAGTATCAAGATTTGGCAGATTATACAAATGCGTATGAACAGAAGATGGTTATGGGCCGAGAGGTGATTGCAGACAAAGGTATCTGGACTGCAAAGAAACGATACATTCTGAATGTTCATAACTCAGAAGGTGTTCAGTATGCAGAACCCAAACTCAAGATGATGGGTATTGAAGCTGTTAAGTCATCAACTCCACAAGTATGCAGAGACAAGATTAAAGAAGCATTACTACTAATTATTAATGGAACAGAAAAAGAACTCAATACATTCATACAGGATTTTCGTAAGGAATGGTTAGGATTTAAACCTAACATGATTGCATTTCCAAGATCATGTAATGGATTAGGTAAGTGGGCAACAACAAATGGTATTTTCAAGAAGGGTTGTCCAATGCACGTTAAGGGAGCTCTACTTTACAATTTCCAGTTGAAGGATAAGAAATTACATAAGAAATATCCTGAGATTATGGAAGGAGAGAAAGTTAAGTTTGTTTACTTGAAGAATCCAAATCCATTCCAGACAAACGTATTTACTTTTCTCACAGAGTGTCCTACAGAATTGGAAGTGCAGAAATATGTAGATTATGAAAAACAATTTGAGAAGTCGTATGTCGAACCATTGAAGTTTATTACAAACTCTATCGGTTGGCAGATAGATGAATCATACGGAACACAAACTAACTTATTAAACTTTTTTAATTAAGGAGAACATGGATTCAAAAGAAGTAATAGATCATAGAGATTTTGTAAATGGTGTCACCTCAGAGGCAACTGTTGATAGTGATGTTTTTATAGATAGACTTGCAGAATTTCAAGATGGTGATATGGTATGGACAGAGCCTCAAAGACTACTTACAGGAGGTATTGGTATTTGCTCTGAAGGTGGAGAACTTTTAGACTTGGTAAAGAAAATACTTTTTCAAGGAAAAGAACCTTCACCAGAACTGAGAGAGAAAATTAAATTGGAACTTGGAGATGTAATGTGGTATGTACAACAAGTTCTCATTTGGGGAGGCTGGAGCCTAAACGAAGTTCTTGCAGAGAATACCAAAAAATTAAGTGGTCGTTATCCAGAAGGATTCTCTGTAGACAAATCTGAAAACAGAGAGGATTAATGGATTTAAAACAATTTATAAAGGAGTCAGGAAATGAATATGCCTCAATCGTGGAAGATGGGGTGGCAGCGGGTGATGTCCATAATTATATTGATACTGGTTCTTACCTGTTCAACGCTCTTCTTTCTGGTAGCTTGTTTGGTGGATTACCTTCAAACAAAATCACAGCACTTGCTGGAGAAAGTGCAACAGGTAAAACGTACTTTGCTCTAGGAATGGTTAAACAGTTTTTGGATGCAAATCCAGATGGTGGGGTATTGTACTTTGAATCTGAATCTGCAATACCAAAAGAACTCATAGAATCTAGGGGTATTGATTCAAAAAGAATGGTAATACTTCCAGTAGTTACTATACAGGAATTTCGCACACAAGCAATAAAGATATTGGATGCTTATCTTGAGGGTGAACAAAAACCGATGATGATTGTCTTGGACTCTCTTGGAAATTTATCTACCACAAAAGAACTGGAAGATACCGCTGCAGGATCAGAAACCAGAGATATGACAAGAGCTCAAATTATTAAAGCCTGTTTTCGTGTCCTGACCCTCAAGTTAGGTCGGGCAAATGTGCCACTAATAGTAACCAATCATACCTATGATGTTATCGGTGCATATATGCCCACAAAGGAAATGGGTGGTGGTTCTGGATTAAAATATGCAGCCAGTTCTATCGTTTACTTGTCAAAGAAAAAGGATAAGGATGGTACTGAGGTTATCGGTAACATTATTCATTGTAAGAACCAGAAATCACGTTTGACTATTGAGAATAAAATGATTGATGTCAAATTGGGTTATCAATCAGGCATAGATAGGTACTATGGACTTTTAGAGTTTGGTGAGAAATATGATGTGTTTAAAAGGTCTGGTAATCGTTATGAAATAGATGGTAAACAGTTATATGGAAAATCCATTTATAGTGAACCAGAGAAATATTTTGATGAATTCACTATGAAACAATTAGAAGAAGCTGCGAGAAAGGAGTTTATATATGGCGATATACACAAAACTGATGGACTTTGTGAAAGTGTATCCGAAAACGATTCCAGATAAAATCTGTGAAGATATTATAGAAAAATTTGAAGAAAGTGAAAAGGTTGAATCTTATGTTGGAATGGAGGATAAACATCGTGAGGGTGGAGAAGGACACAAAGATTATGACATACGACATGGTACAGAAATAAACATAACAAGTTCTGAAGATGATGAGTGGAAATATTATCATCAAATATTACAACAGAATGCCATTAATCATATAAACCAGTACAAGGAAGATTTAGAAGAAGCTCATAAGGAAGCCTCTAAACATATTCGGGGGGTTTCTGGTGAGGTTGGTGTTAATGCTGGTTTTGGACAATTTTATGTTCCAGAAGATCAAATTAGATTGGAACATTTTAGGGTTCGCAAGTATGATGTTATAGATAAAGATACACCTAAAGGTGATTATTTCAACCTACATATTGATATACAAAATTATTATACTGCAAAACGATTTATGGTGATTTTGTTATATTTGAATGATGTCAAAGAAGGTGGTGAAACATCTTTTCCTTTTTTAGATTATGCAGATGGTAATGGTGCAGTCAAACCAACAAAAGGAAGCTTGTTGATGTTTTATCCATCATTTATGTATCCACATACGGCTTATCCACCAATATCAGAACCGAAATATACTGCACAAACTTATTTACATTTTCCCGATGGAGATTAGATGTATGAACCAATAGAAACAGTTAAATATTCAATGGTAGTGCGTGAGGGGGATGATTCCAAACTCAATGCAGTACGAATTGATGAAGGTAAATTTAAAGGCTTGATTTACATTTACGAAGATGTAATGATGGGTGAAGAAACAAAAAAGGGTGGGATGAACTTACACTTTACATTGAAGCCTGCACAATGGAAAAATAATAACCACTTAAAACATGAACAAGAATTTCATCAGACCGCAGGAGATATTCTTGTTTCATGTTTAGAGAAAGGATTGAAAGAAGATAATGAATTTGAAATCATCTACAGAGAACATGATTCTAAGTCACTTGATGACCAACGAAACATTCACAAGGAAAGTATTACCCTTTCTGAAGATTAAATATTTTGAGGGGAAGGAACACCAAATAGTATTCGATGAGATAGATAAGTTTGTAGATAAATATAGTGAACTACCAACAAAAGAAGCCATTGTTATACAAATTGACAAGAGGAATGATTTAAACGAGGAGTTATATAAAACAACTCAAGACTTAGTAGAAGGACTATCACATGAGGAAACAGATCAAAAATGGTTGGTGGACACAACCGAACAGTACTGCAAAGATAGGGCGCTCCATCTTGCAGTTTTGGATGGAATTAGCATTATAGGTGGAAATGATAAAGATAGGAATACTACTGCTTTGCCTGATATTCTTTCTGATGCTTTGTCTGTTAGCTTTGATATGTCTATTGGTCATGACTATATTGATAATTCCACAGATCGTTTTGCGTTTTATCACACGAAAGAAGAAAAGATTCCATTTGACCTCAAATACTTTAATGATATAACAAATGGTGGACTTCCCAACAAAACTTTAAATATTGTAATGTCAGGTACAGGAGTAGGTAAGACCCTATTCATGTGTCATCATGCAGCCAATGTTCTTTTAAATGGATATGATGTTCTTTATATTACACTTGAAATGGCAGAGGAACGGATTGCAGAGAGAATAGATGCTAACTTGATGGACTTGACCATAGATGAATTACATGACTTACCAAAGACCCTTTTTGAAAGTTCAGTAGATGGTATTAGAAAGAAAACTCAGGGAAAACTGATAATCAAGGAATACCCTACAGCCTCTGCTCATGCAGGACATTTTCGTGGACTGATAAAAGAATTAAAAATTAAAAGACAATTCACACCTAAAATTATTTTCATTGACTATTTAAACATTTGTGCTTCTTCCAGATTCAGATCTGGAACAAA